ATCACATTGCTAACTTCTTTATGACTCATTGCTTTAACTTGTTCGTCTGTATATTTTTCGCAGTCTTCTAATTCCAGTTGCTCCTGTAATGACATTACGTAATCAACTTGTTTTTGCGTTGCCATCGTTACCCCTCCCACAAGTCAAACACTCTATCGACGTAAAACTTCGCCTTTGCTAAATCCTCGTGTCCGTTTTTCAACGGTGCTCTAGACAAGTATTTGATTGCATTACCTATTGCGAATGCTAATTGTGGTGGATACTGTGCCGTTACTTGTTCGATAAAATCTATAATTTCAATGTCTCCGTATGTGTAATGCGACGGCTGCTTAACATTATCTTGCATTTCGTTCATATCTACTTTTCTGTTACTGATTACACTCATTATGCTTCACTCCATTTCTTGAACATTTGGTTATAAGTGACATCGAACCAGTACGGATCACGTGAATGTTTTTGAGGCACATTAAACAAATGCGGTTTCTTTCTTCTTAGTTCTGCCTCTTTCTTTCGCTCTCTTTCCAATTTGCGTTCGAGTCTAGCTTGTTTAATCTTTTCCATTTGTTTCATTTCTCTGTATTCTTTTAGGTGCATACCATAGGGCGCATCTAAAGCTTCTGAAAATTCCCAACAACCTCTTACACGTTTAGAAACAATTCCAGCATTTATCCCTCGCTTTGACATTAATTCTCTTTCAAAATTATTAAATTTATATGGTTTGTTATTAATAATTACAACACTGCCCATTTATTCCACCTCTATATATGCATGTCTTATTGTTATGTTGTCATACTTTAGTAATTCATCCGGATTGTCATCTAAGCGCTTTGCCAGCGCATCTTTTTCATCATCCACATCATCAAAATGCTGATATTCAACTTCTGTAGGTATCCTTATATCAATCGTTGCATTTATATATGCTTGTTGTTGCATTAGATCACTTCATTTCTCTTTTGCGTTCTCGTCTTGCCTTAATTAATTCCTCATACGTAATCCATGTTTTGCCTGTATACTTAGGTGCTTTACATATCCAATTGAGTTTTATGTTTCTGTATTTATGTCTGAAAATCTTAGCTTTAAGTTTTGCTACTTCGGTTGGCATACCTTTAATGTCGATAACTTCAATCAGTTTGTCATCGAGATATAACGCGAAGTCTGCAATATATTCAATCTTTCGTTGTTTATCTAGTTTTGGTAATAATTCGAATTTCGGTTGTATTTCGATATGATCATAATTAGTGCCATTCATATTACTTTCTAAATATTGGTAATATTCACACTCTACTTTGCTATCAAATACAATTCCTTTGTACTCAACTTTCTTAGCGTTGTATTTACTCATCGTCCACCTCTAAATATCAAATATCGTTGCTTGTAAACCTAGCTCTTGCTCATATAGAAGTCCGTGAGCGCCTTTAAATCGTTTTAGGTCACTATCAGTCATAATTTTCTTTTCGTCGCTGAAATGGGCTCCTGTGAGCGAATAAACTTCATTTACGTTGTCTTTATACTTGATGACCTTAATATCTTCCGTGCCATCTTCTCGGTATAAGTAATATTTTTCTTTCGGCATTTTTAACACTCCTTAATGTGTGTTTTCTTCCAGTTGATTTCATTCATGATTTTCCTTTTAACTTTGTCATAATCATCAAAAGGCGATAACTCGTTATTGTCCAACAATCTATTGACTGCCCAACCAGTTTCTATATAGACATTTGCTACAATCGGGTCGCTTTGCTTTGTCTCTTCATACATCGATTTCAATAAGCTTTTGAATTGCATGATGTTCATGTGAAAAACCTCTGCGTCTTCTTGTAATACTCAAATTCAATTATTCCAGTTTCTCCGTCTTTGTTTTTGGCTATGTTACATTCAACAATAGATTTGCCTGTAATACCGTCATCTTCGTCACGATTATAGTAATCATCACGGTAAAGTAGCATTGCTAAACTCGCATCTGCTTCTATTCCGCCTGATTCTTTCATGTCCGATAGCATTGGACGTTTATCCTGTCTAGACTCGACACCACGATTCAGTTGTGAAAGTAGTACGATGATTGCGCCTGTCTCATTAGCAATTATCTTTAAGTCGCGTGATATCTTTTCTACTGCTACACGTCTATCAACTTTCGCATCAGTATCCATCAGTTGAAGGTAATCAATAAAAATAACTTGTTGACCGTCTGAATGCCTCATTGCTTGTGCTCGCACATCTTGCGGTGTGATATTACTTTTATCAGAAATATCAATACCTAATTTCATGATTTTATCCATCGCATTCGTTAACTTTGTTAAATCATCTGGCGTTAAGTTTCTGATTTCTTTTATCTTGGTTAACTCAATACCAGTAATTGTTGATAACATACGTTTCAATACTGATGTGCCAGTTGTTTCAAGACTAAAGAAAGATGTTTTATATCCATTTCGTGCTATGTTCAACATCATGTTTAATGCAAAGCCTGTTTTACCCACTGAGGGACGCGCTGCGATGACGATTAATTGCGACGGCTCCAATCCCCCTATTTTGTAATCCATGAGCTTATAACCCGTCTTAATTTGCTTCTTAGGGCTATCGCTGTATAACTCTTCGACAAACTCCTCAACAAACTTCTTGGTTCCATCTTCTTTTTTGTTAGTAATTGTTTTTAAATCCTTGAGTTCATCAATCAAGTTGTTAAAGTTTTGATTCGTAGGTTGTTGTTTGAACTCAGTGACCAATTCATTCGCTTTGTTAAGTTGATAACTTTCTAATAATTCTTGTTGGTAACGTTCAAAGAAGCCGTACCCAATGAAATCGGAGTTGTAAAGTTTAGTTATAGTATCTGCATCTAAAAACTCTTTATCTTTAGTTGCTTTTAAATAGATTTCTTGATGGTCTATCTTTCCGGCGTCCATTACATAATTGAAAAAGGTTTTAAACTTTTCGTTCGTAAACATGTAATCTTTAACTCTTATCTTTTCTAGTACGTCCGGTTGTTTAAGTAGCGTAGCGATTATTGTGCTTTCAATTTCGAATTGCCCATAATTCATTCGTTATCGCCCCCAAATTCTGCCAACTTATTCATGAAGTTATCTAGCGCTATTTTTCTTTGTCTGACATATTCGGGGTCGTTCTGCATTTTCCATTGGTGTGTAGCGGTTTCGTTGTCTACTGGCTCGATAGATACTTTTTTAGGTGCCTTACGCATGATTGCTGGTAAGTTAGGCGGGTACGGGTTGTTACTGTTGATATATCCATCTACAGCTTTTACAGTTGGTTGATAATCTCCGTTTTGACTTAATACATCAATCCACATTTCTAACTTTGGTTTATCAAAATCGATGTTGTATACGTACCTAACTTTTTTAATAATTTCTAATGCTTGTGTTTTGCTCATCGGCATTAGTCATCACTCAATTCTTTTTCCATTTGTGCTATGACATCATCAGTAGTTTCTTTTTTAGAGTTACGAGGTTTCAATTTGTTTTCAGCACTTTCTTTATCTGAAACGCCTTCTTTATTCCAGTTCTTTAATACAGTTAATAGATAATTTAGACCTTTGTTATTTTCTTTACAGTAATCGGTAGCAACTTTTACTATTTCGAACTGATCTTGCTTAAATGATTTAATTTCGTGTTCTAACTGTTCTGCTTTTAAAGGGTTTTGTATAATTTCTAAATTGGTACTAATATACTTAAATGACTTTGAGACGTCGTCTGTCTCTCTATGTTTGTTAGTCTCTGTGTAGTCTATGGTATTGGTCGGGTCATTTTGTCCTCTTGCATCGTGCCAATTTGTCCTCATCGTCGGGCCATTTTGTCCCGATGGTCGTGCCACTAGTTTGTTTAATGTTTCATAATTGATTGAATACCATTTTGTACGGTCAAATCCAGCCTTGTTGTAGTTACCTACATGCAATAAATTTTGTTTTTCTAAACTCCCAAATGTCCTTTTTATAGTTCTCTCGCTCCAAAATGGAAATTGTTTTTGCCATTCTGGATAAGAATTAAAAATCCAAGTTTTACCATCGTACTTATGTTTTGAGTTGTTTAACCAATAATGAATTTGTTGCAATACTATTGCTTCGTTTAATCCTATTAATTCAGCTAATTTCGGTAATACTTGTATCGGATAGTCATCTATTAGTAACTTATTCATTTTTCTCTCCTTTCAACATTTTGTTGAGCCTCTCATCAACTTTTATCCACGAGTCATGCAAGTGATATTTATCATTAAACGACTTAACGCCAATCGCATGTTGCTGGTTATGATGTTCGCGACATAACGCTAATACGTGTTTGTCATAGTGATTCATCTTATTTCTGTTCATGCCTCTGCCGACTGCTTCATAATGCGCTAGGTCTGCGTGAGGCTTTCCACAAATTACACAGTTGCGGTTAACAGTTGACCAGTATAAGAGCGATTTATCTTGTTTCAGCAAGTCGCTTGTTTTGTAGCTAAGTGGTATGTCATTGTAGAACGTCCAGTCAAGCGTTGCTTCAATGATTTGACTTGCTTGTGTTCTCGTACAATTACTTAGTGAAATACGTTCATCATAGCCGTAGTAAGTCCTTACATACTCGATGAACATATGTCGCATATAGTCCATTGGTTGACCTGTATATTCTTCTATGTCTTTGACAAGCGCGAATATTTTTCGTCGTTGCTTGCCGGTAATTTGAAACGGATCTATGACGCTTACATCGACTTCCACATCAAATCCGTTATCAAGTAGTAATGTTTCTTTATTGCCTAATTCAACACCCGAGATGACAACTGTTGTTGTACCGTCATCTTGAGTGATATAACTAGTAATTTTCGGCATTTATATCAACTTCTCAAATTTATATTTATTACCATGTATATCAGTAACATCTTTGTGATTATTTTTTATTTTGTCGCTAATATAACTATGACTTCTGCCTAAGAATTTTCCTGCTCTACTCATACTTATAAATTCATATTCGATACCTAAATGATTAATAAGTTTTACAGCCATATTGGTATGCATTAATCCTGTTTCAAATGCATGCCTATTATTTTCCAAGTGATTACACCATTCAAGATTTTCTACATTGTTATTTTTGGGGTTCCCGTCAATATGGTTAATACAATTTTTACCTTCTATCATTGGTATAAAGGCGAATGCCACTAATCTGTGGACTAAAAAATCTTTGCGTTTACCATTTTTCCAAAGGGTTACTCTTACATCTCGACCATTAGGTGTTTTATCTTTTAAATAACGCTGTTTCCAATGCCTCCATTTTTGATAACGGTTAGACCAAGTAACTTTATTTTTGTGAGTTCTAACTCTACCTTTACTGCTTACTTCGTATATGCCCTCGTAACCTACAACATCTTTCCATAATTCGTTCATCTAACGCCTCCTAAAAAGGAAGATCCTCTATAGAGTCTGCGTTGTTATCAAAAGGATTATTACCAGTTTGAGTTTGTCTTTGTTGATGATAATTGTTGTTTGGTTGTTGGTTGTTATTCTTCGGTTCTAAGAATTGAACACTGTCCGCTACTACTTCTGTAACAAACACACGTTGCCCGTCTTTGTTTTCATAACTGCGTGATTGTAAACGTCCATCAACGCCAGCCAATGACCCTTTGGATAAATAATTATTTACATTTTCTGCTTGTTTTCTAAAAGTTACACAGTTAATAAAGTCTGCCTCACGTTCTCCTTGAGCGTTAGTAAATGTTCTGTTAACTGCGATAGTGAAAGTGGTAACACTCACACCATTCGGCGTTGTTCTATATTCTGGATCTTTTGTTAAGCGTCCTACTAATACTGTTCTGTTTAACATTATTGTTTTCCTCCAGTAATTGTTTTTGCGTTGTTTCGTATTTTTTGAATAGCTTCTGCTGCTTGTTTTTCTGTTAATTTATAGTTATTTATGTCGAATTTTTGTTCTACTATATTTTGTGGAGCTTCTTTATCCGTGCCCTTTATCAATTTAGTGAAACTTATAACCTCTTTCCTTAAAATCCCTATAGTTTCGCTACTTGCCCATTGCGTTCTAGTTTGCTGTTTTGGATTATTATTTTTTCCACTTGCTTCATTTCCGTCATCGTCTTGGTCACTAGTAATACCGAAAATCGCAGATAGCGAATAACGTTTAAGATAACTTATTAACGAGCCTGCTCCTTGTGGCGTATTCTTTTCTGCATTCATAAATACAGGATCATACTCGATATATTCACCGCTTTCATGCATAAGCATTGTAGCGACTCCTACGCGCCCGTCTACATCGTTCAAAGCCCATTGAGTATAAGACAGTCCATGAGGTGTTGCCGCCTCGTCAATGGCTTCTACAACGTTCTCAAGAGGTACGTATTTTGATTTGAAAAATGGATTATTTTTATCTTTGAGCGGTTGTTTTACTTCTTTACGAAACGCAACCATAGCTTTGTTTATTTCTACAACTGTTTCTGATTTATTCATCACTTAATCACCAGGCTTTCTGTTACCTTTAATTCAACGCCAGGAATATCTTTCCCATCTTTCAAATCATCGATTAGTTGCTTAGAATTAAGTTTCGGGGCTTGTGATAGCCAATAATCCTTTGGAATAAGTTTTTCATCGATAATATTTTTACTAGCCCCGTTTTTGCGCTTGTAAATATGATTAGTAGCTGTGCGGTAACTATCTACTTCCTGTGTTTCTAACATCTCTTTTAAATAATCTTTTAATCGATCAGTTAAATTTTGTTTTTGTTTTTTTAAATTTTGAAGTCGCTTAATCTCTTTATCTATGACATCTATGTCACCTAATGTTTCACGTCTCCAATTGACGATGTTATCTACTTTGACATTCATTTCTGCTTGGATAGAATCTAATGTGTCTTTTAATAATGTTGGATCTAATTCATCTTGATTAGACAACTTTTTAAATGCTTCTGATAGCTCATATAGATTAGCCATTAGTTAATCCCCCTCTACCATTTCATGACTAAGTTAATTAGTCTGTCCTGTTCGTCTGTGTTCTCTTCAATCCATTCATCTATTGCTTGGTTGAATAATTCTGATGCCATATCTAAGTCATTCTCATCTACGACATAAGCATGTTTAATTGGTACGTTGTTCATATCTTTAACTTGTATTGATATGCCCATATGACCTTTTAAAATGAATAGCTTAAAATCGAATCCGTTAACATGAATATTTTTGCGTATGATTTCGCCTACTTCGTAATACATTGTTTTAGTCCTCCTTGCTGTCATCAATACCGAGAAATTTTTGTGATTTACACATTTGGAGAACATTGACAATGTCTTTATAACTCTTAGTGCTATCCAATAAGGAAGCAAGATCGAAAGTATGACCAATCACAGAACTTGAACCTGCTAAATAATCTCCGTCGATAACTCCTATTGATGAGAAAAGCAAAATATCAAATTTACTTTCTCCCTTAATTTCTTTCGCTAATTCATATAATTCTGCGGTTTTTTCAGATAATAAGTCTTTTATTTCTTCCTGCGTCATGTCTTTATATTTTTTAGTCATAGTTGACATCCTCCGTATTTCGTTTTATATTGAAAACATATTTTTTATTTCTTTATTAGATATGTTTGACACTGTTACTTGCTCCAACAAGTAGCAGTTTTTTTATTCTCCATAAAAGTATTCTTTATAGAATATGAATGTTGCGATACTTGCGAATCCCGCAATTGACCATGCAGTAGTGAAGTATAGAAACGGCATAAGTACAATTGCTAAGACTGTAAAGCACAGTACTGCTACTAGGTAACTTTTATATGTGTCACTCATTTTATTCTCTCCTTAAAGTATTTTCTCTTGCCTTTTAATTAAATACGCTTCTAACTTCGGAATATTAATTAACTGTCCAGCTGGAGAATAGATGATACATAAGTTTTTTATACCTAAATCATCTTCGTGATAATATTTCAACCAGTTGTATACTGTACTTCTACTTACTCCGAATAGTTGATGAATTTCTGTTGGTTTTGCGTATAACTTTTTCACAAATTTTTCTTCGCCTCTATATGTGTTTTCTGGTGTTGGTGGTACTATGATTTTTGGCATCTCTATCACTCCTTTCGATAAATGTTAAATTTTGCTATTATTCGCTCTGTATTGAAGTTCTCTATCTAATGCATAGAAGACTTTGTTTATTTCTAAGTAGCTGTAATAGCCTTTTTTAATACTTTCTAATATTTCCTTTCTTAGTCGACGTTCATTTTCTGTTAAAGATTCTACTGGCGCGTGATCTCTTCTGAAAACCCTTGGTATTCTGATGTCTAACCCTTCTGATTTTTTGTTCATTTGTTGTTCCACCTTTCGTGTATAATGTTGTTATCAACCTAAGGAGGTGATAACATGCCCTTGATA